GCGCGCTTCCATGCCTTCTCAAGTTTGTCGATCCGAGCGTCATAGCTGACGATCAGAGCCGAGCCGACATCAGTGTTTGCCATTTGGCGTAGTCCTTTCTAGGCGGCCTCAGCGGATGCGAAGTAGCCGCGATACGAATTGTCATTGGCGACCGCGGCGCGACCGACTGCCATCGCGGCCGCTACGGCGCCGTCAATGTGATCGGCACGCTTGGCCTTGTGCAGCCGCTTCACATCGGTGTCGCCGACAGTGACGGCAACAGAGTCGAAGTGCTGGCGCAGGATCGGATGGCCAGTGTGGCGAAGCGTGCCGCCCAAGACGGCGCGTTCAAGCTCAGCGATAGCCGGTGCCATCGCGGCGATGTGCTGCCCGTGCTCGATTGCCGGCAGGCCGTCGTCGTAGAGGCGCTGCATCATCGTGCGGCCGAACATGCGATCGAACACCAGCTCTTGCACGTTGTAGGTTGCGCAAAGCTCGCGGATGAAATCCTCGACCATGTCGAGATCGGTGACGGCGCCCGGCGTGGTGTTGAGGTAGCCCTCCGCCTGCCACTCGACATAGGGCACGCCGTCTCGCAGTGCCCGTTCGTCCAATCCATCATTGGGCAGATAGAACCACGGCTTGATCGTGATCGCGCCGTCGTCATGCCGCCACGCGGCGACGATCGCGGTGAGATCGCCATTGAGCGCGAGATCGACGCCGACATGGCAGGGCAGCTCGATCAGATCATTGTCATCGATCTCGCGAGCCAGAGCGTCGTAGGTCGCCATGTCGAACAGCGGTGCGGTGCTGTGATCGAGCCAGATGTTGAGATGGTCATTCTTGAACTTGGCGAGCATGTAGGGCGTGTGCTCGGCTTCAGTCGCTTCCTGCCGCATTGCATCAATGTCGGGGAAGCCAACGGCGAGGCCGGGATTTACGCGGTGCCAGACTGACTCATCGCGCCAATCGGCGTCGGACGGCGTTTCAAGCAGGATCGGCAGGGTGCCCGGATCAATGATCTCGCCCAGCGCGACACGGCGGGCATACTTGAAAATCTCAAAGGCGATGTTGTCCTGGCCCTTGCCGGCCTGGGAAATGACAACCTGCAACGAGCCCTTGGTTTTCGAGAGACCGGTGCGCAGCACGCCGTAAAGATCGGGCTTCTTCCACGCATGAATTTCGTCAAGCAGCACAAAGTTCGGTGTGCGGCCGTTCTGCGCCCGGGCATCGCTCGACACGGCGCGCAGGATCGAGCGCGACTTGCGGTCGCGAATGATATGCCGCGAGTCGAGAATTTTGGTGCGGCTGCGCACGGCTGGATGATCGAGGATGATGCCGGCAGCTTCCTCGAAGGCGATGCGCGCTTGATCGCGATCGTAAGCGGCGAGGATGACTTGCCCAGCGTTGACCTTCTCGGGGCCATAAAGGTGAAGGTTGGCGAGGATCGCGCCGAGCGAAGTCTTGCGAGCGCCTCGCGGCAGCATGATCACGGCGTTCTTGACGATGCGAGAACCGTCCGGATGGCGCGGCCCATAGACCGCGCGCACGATCCGCTCTTGCCAATCGAGCAACTCAAAGGCGCGCTTGGGCGATACCGAGGCGGGGTGACGGTTCGCACGGCAGAACTTCACTGCACGCTCGCCGTAACCGAACGGGTCGGCGATCGGCGAGCCGTCAAACAGCCAGTGGGGATAAGCGTCACTCATCGCCGAACAGGTCGCCGTCATCATCATCGGCGCCATCGCGGATCGTCGGGCGCGATCGGTCGACGGGCGTGAGGCCGAACAGACCAGCGAGCAGCCGCACGGTGGCGATGGCCTTCTGCTGCGCGCGATCGAGAGCAAGGTCGTAACCCTTGGCGATCTCGCGCTCGATCTCGCGGACGCGGCCGACAGACAGGCAGTAGTTTTCGAGGTTGGCGAGATCGCCGGTATCGAGCACGCCGCGCTCAATGAGCGAGGGCACGACGCGGCGCCATTCGGCCTTGGCGTCTTTCGACAACCAGGCCGGCGGCTTGGGAATCTCCCTCACCGGCGTTGCGCCGGTGACGATGCTTGGGGGTTTGCGGCCTTTCACTTCTGGCGCTCGACCTTCAGCTCGAGGCCAACGCGCCGGCCGATCTCGGCAACGGACGTGATCTTAAAGAACTCGCCATTGAACACGACGCGATCGGCAGTCGTGATGCCGGCGACATAATGGGTGCGGAACATGATGCCGATGGTTTCGAGGGTGCCGTAAGGCGCGCCCTCGGCGACGGCCGCGAGGTTCACCAGCTCGGCGCGCAGCTCGCCGAGGGTGAGCCAGCTCTTGCCCACTGAGCCGGCCGCGCCAACGCTCTCGCTGGCGCGCTGCACGATGATGATGCGATCGAGGGTGCCAGCGCGCATTAGGCCCATTCCCCCGACATGAAAGCCGACACGCTCACTACGGCGTGGCCGTGCGACTGTGAGGGGTCGCGCAGGTAGCGGATGCCCTCAACGTGATGCCCATTCGTGAGCTGCCAGCCGGGCACGGCGAGCTTGGGCATGAGACTGCGCCACACGGTGCCGGCAATGCCCTTGGCGCCGGTGAGCCCTTCCTCAAAGGTCCAGATGTGAAGATCGAGATGCGCGGTGACGTTGAGCCAGCCGGCGTATTGGTCGCCCTCAAGCAGGGTCTGGCCATCGCCGACGATGATCGAGGGGAAATGGTCCGGCCGCGTCGCTCCGTCGCGAATGTTCGCTGCGTCGACCAGGGCGAGCACGTCGGCATCGGCGACCAGGCGCTCATAGATGGCAGTCTGCAAGGCAAGGCTGGGCTCGATCATGCGCTGCTGTCCTTGATGAACTTGCGCGCGCGGGCATTGAGCCGGCGCCGATGCTTCCGCCACAGCAGGCGCACGGCCGGGTAGAAATGGGGCTGGGCGTCCGCGTGCACTGTGCCGAACTCGACATGCGCCGCATAGCGCACGATGTTGTTGCCCTCGGTCACTGCGAACTCCAACGGCAAAAGGGTGCGCGCCCCGCCCATGGAATAGGCCGGCGTCGTTTCACCGGGGCCGCTCACCTTGATCGAGGCTACAAGCTCGCCGGTGATTGAGTGTTCGGCGGCGAGCTGGCGGATCGCGGCCGCAAGCTCCTCGGCGTTCTGGCGCAGCACCGCGAGCAACGCTTCTTTGAGGCCGGTGGGCATCGCTTCCATGCGGCGCCGGAAGGCAGCAATCTGCTGCTCAACGTCGCTCATCAGAACACCCAGGCGTGCGGCTTGTAGGGGCGCACGAGATCGTCAAAGCCATAGGGCGTGCTCGCCGACGAAACGCCGAGCAGCACCGTCTCGCGGTTCGCATACCAATGGGCGGCGAGCATCAGGATCGCATGCCGCAGATCGGCCGGCGCGTTGTCCCAGGTGAGCGGATCGTCGCCCTCGATCTCGACGCGATCGGACGTGTAGATGATCGCGGCGTCGAGCTTGAGCGTGAGATCGGCGTCGTCACTGGCAGCAAGATCGGTCAGGTTGAGGTGGGACTTGAGGGCGGCGAGCGCGGTCACTCGGAAATCTCCAATTGCGAAAAATCTCGCGCGTTGCTGGGGGCGCCGGTCGCGGGAATGTCGGGAAAGTCTGTAGCCACCCCCGGTGCGTAGTCGCGCTGAGTGGTTGCGCGCGGCTTACAGCGACTAGCGGACTCGGTGAGGATGCGCTCGACGGGCCAGCCGTAAGCGATGCGCGAGCGAAGGGTGCGCGGTGAGATGCCGAGCGCGTCACTCCACTCGCTCAATGTCATCGTGTTGCCGCGATAGGTGAGAGTGATCTGAGCTTCATTGCTGAGGCGCAGCGAGTTGGAGCGCGGCTTGCGTGCGGGCTTCGGCTTCGCCTCGACCTTGGGCTTCATTCGATAGTTGCGAAGCGGATGAATGGCGTGCGCTTTGGGCGGCTCTTTGCCGAGCCATAGCCTCACACGCTCATCAACGTGCGTGCGACGTTGAGAGACGAACACGAAAGCGCGCTCACGTGCCGCTCGGCAGTCAGCTTCAAACTCGGCGCGATCGATCGCTTTGGCTTCCTCGGGCGTCACTGCGCTGCCTCGGCGAGCAGTTCGCGCCTGCGATCATCGGCGTTGCACCTCGGGCAGCCGGGTAGCCAATTGCGGTGATCGAGGCGGAGATCGGGGCGCTTGCGAATAGAGATGCGATGCCGCACCAGCGTGGCGACCTTGCCGCACTCGCAATAGGCATTCTCAGGGCGTGAGAGGAACAGCTTGGAAATGCGACGCCATTCGGCATCGTAGCCGCGCGCGGTGGCGCTTGGGCGCATGCGATCGTGACGGGCTTTGCGGATGCGCTGCTGCTCACGCTGCTTGTCGCAGGGCATGTCAACGTGATGGATGCGACCGCAAGCGGTGCAAATGCGGGGCGGCCTCACCATGCGACAGCTCCCAAGATAGACTTGAGCTTGGCGAGGCCGGCGCGATCGAGGGCGCTATCGGTGCCATCGGCGTTGAACTTGGGCGGCGTGTATGCGGCGGGCTTAGCGGCCTCATCGGAAGTGCCGAAGATGCTCTTGAGCACGTCGCCGATCAGATCCCCGCGGCCACGCTGGGCAGCGAGTATTTCGGCCGGCGTTGCGTCCCACGTGTCGGCCGCGGACCAGCCGAGCCAGCCGGTGCCGACCCGGAACAGCGCCGCATAGAACTCACCGAGCGGCATTGGCTCGGCAGTAGGATCATTGCCGCGCTCGTCGCCGTCATTATCGATGCCGGCGAGCTGCAACACGAATTCGAGCAGCGACGGCTTGAGCCGGCCAAGCGTGTCGCGCACGCCAGCCAGCTCAATGCCGTTGAGGAAGTCGGCGGCGGCCAGACCGGAGCCGCTGCCCTCATGGATCACGTCCTTAGCGAGGGTAACGTGATCCGCGAGAATGGCTTTGTAGATAGTCGCGAAGTCGCCGTGACGGCGAGCAAGGCGCATGGCAGCGCGCAGCGTGGGGCGAAGCTCATAGGCTTCGCCCGCGATCTCAATGACAATGGGATCGGCTGCGAGCTGCATGGTCGTTACGCGACCGGTGCGAGGGCAGGGGCGCCCTTGACGACAACGGCGCCGGCCGCGATCGAGGTGCCACCATTCTTGGTAAGCACGATGCGGACGAACTTCTTGCTGCCGATGTAGCCCACGCGGTAGGCGGCATCAGCCGCAAGGCTCGCCGGCAGAGTGCCGAGCAGGTTAGCGGCGGCAACGTCGGTGAAGTCGCCATCCGTGGTCGTGTTCGACTCCTGCACTTTGGCGGTGAAGTCGCCGGCGCCGGCAATGGCGCCGGTGTTGACGATCAGCTCAGCTTCATTGAAGCCGCGCAGATCAATCGCGAGGCCCTTGATGGTGGCCGCCTGCACGGCCGGCGAGAGCGCCAGCACGGCGCCGATGGAGTGGTGAAGATCACGCATGTGATTGGTCCTTACGCGGTAGCGATCTTGAGAAACTTGATGGCGTTGAAGTCGCCAGCGCCGCCGCCAACACGCTTGTAGGTGTCGAACAGCACGCGGCCCTTCTGAGTGACAGCATCGCGTTCGACACGGATGCCGTGCCGGTCAACGATGACGTAGCCCTGCCGGAAGTCACCGAACGCGATCGCGAGGGCGTCGGCGCCAATGTCCGGCATGTTCTCATCGATCTCGACGGGGTAGCCGAGCAGGGGATGCTCAACGCCCTCGATCAAATTGCCGGTTGGCGCCCAGAGATAGCGGCCGTTGGCGTCCACGATCGTGCGGAGGCGCACAGCGGTGTTGCTGTTCATCAGGAAGCGCGCGTTGCCCTTGTAGGGCTTGCGGAGGGCGGCCACGAGCTTGATCAGCGAGGCGCTGAGGTTGGCATCAGTCGGCGCCGAGGCGTGGCCGGCAGCGACGTGCTGATGCTTGCCCCAGGCGCGCACGAAATCCTTTTCGTTGGTCGTGCCGTAGGTGAGCAGGCCGCGGGCAAAGTTGTTCGAACCGTCCCACTTCAGGAAGTCTTCGCCTTCCGTTTCGGCGAAGTCGTGGGTCGCGTTCTCGATCAGCCAGCCGGCAATGTCGACGCTTGCATCTTCAAGCTGGTGACGGGTCGCGGCCGGTGCGGCGTAGTATTCGCCGACGCCATACGAATGCTTGATCAGCTCGGGGCGATTGGTGTCCTGGGGACGATCGTCGCGCTGAGTGACGCGCGAGGCGCCGCGCTTGCCGAGCGAATAGAAGCGCTCATAGGTATCGCCGCCGATGGTCACGACCTCGGCGAGGCCGCGCAGCGGCGACAGGTCCGTGAGCAGGCTGCGGATGGTCGTGTCGACGGTCGGCAGCACCAGCCAGCCGCCATCGGGGCCGTTGTCGGACGACGCGGCCTTCAGCTCGACTTCCGAACCGGTGCGAATGAAGCTGCCGAGCGCCTTGCGCTCGATCTCGGCGGTTTCGTCGGCGCTTTTGGTTTCGGGAACGCCGGGGCGTGCCAGCTTGGTTTCGATCTTGTCGAGACGATCGAGCAGCGCCTTGTCGGCGCCCTTGCCCTCAACGGCTTTGAGGCGGTCGTCGACCGTCTTGGTGAGATCGTCGAGAGCTTTGGTGACGACGTTGATCGGATCGTCGTCTTCGCCCTTAAGCTCGATCGCCTGGGCGATCATCGCCTCGGTGGAGGTGTGTTTCATAGTTCAGACTTTCTGTGAGAGTTGCGCGGCTGCGCGGTTGAGAGCGGCGGCAAGGTTCAGGGCCTCAATCGCCGATTTTGCGCTGGTGACCCGCGCGCCGGGGTGCATCGGGATCGTCACGAGGGACGCTTCCAGAAGATCGAGTGATGTGATGTTGCGGCCGCCGTCGGCACGGCTGACAGCCTTCTTGGTGATGAAGCC